TGCCGCCGCGACCACCGCTACGAAAGCGGCGGCAACGGCGACGAGCCCGGCTTTGACGGCGACCGCGGACGTCAACGACGACAACAACGACGCGCGAGCCGCCGCGACCGGCGGTGCCGTTCTCGCCGCGGTGTCGGCGACTTCTTTGAAGCCCTTCGCCGCGTTCTTCGCGCCCTTCTCGGTCTTGGCGAAGCTCCCGCCAAGCTGCACGAACGACGCTTGCGCGTCCGAGATCGACTGCTTCTTCGCGTCGATCTTGGATTTCAGCTCCCGGAAAGCCGCAATGTTGACGCTCGTGCCGCCTTGCAACTGCTTCATGGCCCGCTGCATTTCGCCAAGCGCTTTGGTGTCGGCGTCGATCTGCGAGCGTAGGTCTTTCAGCGCGGTCGCGGCCTGCGCGGCCGGGCTGATAGTGTCCTTCGCGTCGAGCTTGATTCCGAATGTTGCGACTTGATCGGCCATGGGTCAGTCTTTCGGTGTCAACAATCGGCGAACGTTGCGGAGCTCGTGCAGTGCTTCGGCGAGGAGAATCGCGCCCGTGGTGGCCCGGGCTTCGGCGGCGTCGGTCTCGACCCGCCGATCAAACAGTGCCGCCACACAGTCCGCTGCTACCGCCAAGTCTTCGCGCGCCCGGCGGTGCAGCTCTTCTATTTTCCCGCGCGCTCCTTGGTACGGAAGCCGGCGAGCTCGACGACCGCGTTCGCACACAGCGTGAGCGTGGCCGGCAGTGCGGCGTTGATCCGGTCGAAGTCGCTTGCGGGCGACACGAGGCACGGGCGGACGAGATCGTCGAATGCGTCGCCGTCCGTCTTGCCTTCATCCTGGAATTTCTGGAAATTCAGCGGGTGCGGGCGTTTCACGATCACGAAGCCTTCATCGGTGTCGACTACGCTGATCTTCTTGTTCAGTGCGCCGTGCTTGGCGACCGCGGCGGCGACCGCCTTGTCACGAGCCAGCGCGCGCTCTTCGGCGGCGATCTCGTCTTCGACCGTGATCGGTTTTTCGATCTCGGCGCGAAGCGCGGCGCGCTGTGCTCTGATTTCGGCGAGTCGGTTTTCGGGGCTGTCGGTCATGGGGCTGTCTCCGGTGTCGGGGGTTACGGGGCGCCTTCGCTTGCGTCGAAGAGCACCAAACCGTTGCGACGGATCATCATGGGAAGGACTTCGAAGTCCTCTTTCAGTGGATCCGGGTTCTCTTCGTCGGAAGCGTTGTTCGCCGTCCAGACGCACCGCTCGAGCTCGATCGTGATCGGATCGAGACTCGGCTCGATGTACTGCACGACGAAATCGAATTCGACGTCGCCGTACGAGATACCGTCCGGCGACTGCGCGGCGAGCGTCGCGCGGAGCGCTTGCACCGAGTGCTTCCACCCTGTGACCTTGGACGGCTCGACGATGTACTTACCGCGCGACCGACCGAGTGGCGCGTGGTGCTTTCCCATGCCGTACCCGTGTACGCGCTCGCGCTTGTCCGCGACCGAGATTGACGTGAAGCCGCGGTACCGCTCTCCCAACACCTTGGCGATGATCGAGCCGTACGAGAAAAGGTTTCCGTTGACGCGAACTACATCGGCCATGATTACACCGCCACCACTTGCAGAGCCGGGTTGTAGAACCCGAGATCCAGCGAAACGAATTCAGGGTAAGCAAGCGGCACAATGCGCGCCTGACCCGTCATGGTCTTCGTGCTGAGAAGGTTGTCTGTGCGCGACAGACGCACGAAGCGCCCTTGCGGGAAGCCGCCGCCGCTCGCCTTCGGCTTCGCCATGAGAACCGAGCGGAGAATCGCGTCAGCGCCTTTCTCGATCTCGAGCGCTTCAGATTCGAGAATGAAGCCCGTGGTCGTGTGGACCAGTACCTGTTTGTTCAGTCGGCGCACGAAGTACGCGCGGAGCGCGACGTGCGCCAGATTCATAACGCGCCTGTGCGGTGCGATCTGAAAGTCGGAGCCTGCCGCCGAATGCAGGCGCGGCCGGTTCGGGTACACGCCAGCGGAGCCGAATTCGTTCCACGTGCGAGCCACGCTCGAGCGCGAGTCGTCGAGCCCGGGATTCAAGGTCTCGTCGTGGTGCTTGGCGTTGCCGTTCGTGTCACGGATCGACACGCCGACCATGGCGCCGAGGTTTGGATCGGCGACGTTGACTTCTTCACTCACGGACGCTTCGAGTGCAGCTTGCGCGAACGCGAACGGACGGCGGTACTTACGGCCCGACACCGCGGACGGCATTTCGACGGCGCCTGAGCACAGCTCCAAGTACGTCGAAGACTTCGCCGAAAAGGCTGTGTCGAAGGCGGTCTTGTACTGCGCTTCGGTCTCGCCGACCGTCGGCATGCGGAACGAGCCTACGAAGAATTTCGGCTTGCCGGCGGCGTGCATGCTCGCTGCCTTCGTCGTCACGGTGTCGTAAGACGTGGCGTCGAGCGGCCCGACGATCTCGCACACGTCCCACGATGTCGACGTGTCTTTGAGCGCGTCGAGCGCGGTTCCGAGCTCGGTCGCGTTCCAGTTTGGTGCCGTGGCGCGGCTCGTGATCACGTCGCCGGCGACGAGCGTCCCGGCCGCGAAGTCATACCCGATACCGCCGGACCCCGGGAAAGCGAACGTGTTCGCCGTGCCGAGCGCCGTCAACGGCGACAGATTGCGGCCACCGTCGAGCGAGTACTGAATAACGATTCCCGTGACGCCGATCGTGCCGCCGGTGCGCACAATCAAATACGGCTCGTAGTCATCGTTCGGCTCTTCGTCGCCGGTGTCGATCGTGGCGACCGACGTGCCGACAACGCCGGAGACGTCCAGATCTGTGTGTGTGCCGGCCACGGTAGCGCCGGTGCGACACAGCAGCACCGGCCGCTGATAGCGCTCGATGTAGTGGCACGCGGCTTCAACGAGCGGCCCGGCGGTGTACGCGACGACCACGTCTTTCGTGCGCGCGTACGCGGCCGGCGTGAGCGGCCCGGCGTCGGCAACGCCGCACAGTGCGAACGCCGACGCACCGTCCGGCAGTACGCCGAGCGACCCGTCCGTTTCCGTGATTGTGACTGCAGGCTGACTCATGCCAAATCTCCAAATTTCACGGCGCCGGCGCCGTCTCGAATTGCTCCGTGACGTCGAGCTGTGTCACGTCGATCACGGCGCGCGTATCGGCCGGTGCGACGCCTTGCTCGCTGTCAGGAATCATTGCTTGAATCGCGCAAACGACGTTGATCGACGCGCCGTGCCGGCGCTCTTTCTTGTCGACGATCCAATTCGCGGTCTTGATCGCAAAGGTGCCGTGCGCCGCGAGATAGATCGCTCGGTACCAAGTGTCGAAAAGGAAACGCGCGGCGATGTACTGCGCGCGCTCGCTCTCGGGCGCGGTCGTATCTTCGCCTTTGATCTCAACTCGGAAGATTTCGTCGAGCGTACCGAGCGAGCGCGGGTTTCCGCCCGGGTGGCGGGGCGCCAGCATTTCGCCGATGTCGCCGTCTTCGTCGCCGGGAATCCAGACAATACGCTGGCCGGGCAACTGCTGCGCGGACGCGCGCCACCCGAAGTGGTTGGTCGCCGCCGTGCCTTCGAGCACGAAGCGCGCGACGACCGCGTCGTACAACGCAATGAGAGCGAGCGTGTCGGCCATGTCAGCCCCCGCCCATGTGCTTTTGGTACGCGCTCTCGAGAACCTTCGTCACGGCTTTTGCCATCGGTGCCGGAACGTCGCTCGACGTCGGCAGCACGGCGCGCTCAATGCCGCCTTTGACGCGGCCGTAGTGGTGGCGCGCGACGTGCCCGTCGAGCCGGGCTACAATCAGCGTCCCCGTGTTGGCGACGCGAAGCTTCGCGCCTGCTGTTTGGAGCGGCGTCTTGCCGTCCTTCGTCTTCTGCCACGCCTTGCCTTCGGCGGTCGTGCCGGCGTTGATCGTCTTCTGGATCTCCGCGCGCACGACGTCCGCGACAGCGGGAGCTGCTTCTTCGGCGAGCTTCGGAATCGACTGGATCTTCTCGATCCAGGCGTCGAGCTCTTTCAGTGCCGCCGCGTTGTTAGCCAAAGGTGCCGCCGCGAAAACGATCTTCGTCGCGCCCGGTTTCCCGCTGCGCGTCGAACGCGACGTACGGCGACTGCTCTGAATAACAGAACGGTCCGCCCTTCACGATCGCGCTCGTGTCGGAAACGGAAAGAAGCGGCAGATCGAACAGCCCCGTCTCCGAGTCTGCCGCTTCTTTCACCTCAAGAACAGCCGCGTCGGCGTCCGCCTTGATTTCAATGAATTGTGCATCCGTGGCGTCGACGCCGCGGCGGAGCATGCACCGCAAAGTGACAATCCGGCCAAGCCAACTTAGGACCGCTTCGGGGTACGGGTCCGAGAACGGAGCCGCGTACCGTTTGCGCAAACGCGCGTCGATCCACTTGCTCCAAGATTCAAGTTGCGCCGCGATCCATCCGGCTTGCGCCGTTTCGATCGCGTCGACGTACTCCGCTGGGAGCGTCGTACGCAACTTGAATTCTGAGAGCGAAAGATAGGCCATGACTACCCGATCACGCCGCCTTGCACTTGATGAGCATGTACGGGTGGCCGAACGCCACGCCGTTACGGCCGCTCGTGTGCCACTCGAGCTCGTCCGCGCGATCGAGAATCGCGTCGACGCCGGTGCCGCCGCCGCGACCGGTGTAGTACCGGATCGTGAAGGGCTCGCGCTCGATGTAGATGAGTGGCGACTGCTCGGTCGAGCCCATCTGCTGAACACTGACGTAGAAGGACGTGTCGTCGACGCCTGCCAGCTCCGTGATCTGCGTGGGCTGACCGAAGCCCATGCTGCCGATCGAGCCGCCTAGATCGCCGCTTCCGCCGGCGCCAGCGGCGCTTGACATGGCAATGAACTTGGCGTTCGTGAGCTGCACGAGACGCGGCATGAGTCGCGGGGGCGCGAAGATCGGGCCGGGCATGAGCACGCGCGGGTCGACGCCGTTTGGCATCTTGAACGCGGCAATATGCGCGTACACCTTGGCGAGATTGATTGCCGCGGTCTCGAGCGACACGCCGTCGTGAATAGGCACCGCCGAACCGCCCGAAAGCAGGTTCGAGTAAGTGCCGCCGGACGCGCCCACGACGGGGTTGACCGGGTGAGACGCGCTGAAGAAGGCGAGATTGTCGTACGCGGTCGCGACAGTCGTGCCTTCGCCGCTGGCGAGAAGCGTGTAGATCTGCTTCTGGGGCCAATACGCTTGCTGCGCGCCGATCTGCGAAGCCCACTCGGCGGCGAGCTGCACGCCGTTGCCGTCGAGATCTTCGAATTGCTGGCGACGAAGCTTGAACGCCTTGCCGTGCGTGTCGTGCGTGAATTCACGATCCATGATCGTTAGGGAATCGAAGGCAAAGTTGCCGCCGGAGCCCTGAGATTCGATCTGCGCGGTGTTCAGGATCCACGTCACGATCTCGCGCTTGGTCATGCTCGGCCGCTTCACGGCGAGCTTGTTCCACCAAATGAAATCGCTGGACGCGAGACGGAGATACTCGTTCTCGGCCAACATTTTCATGCGGGTCTCGAGATCGAAAACGTACTGAGGTTGTAGAAAGCCCATTGCTTACTCCGAAATCACGGGGCCACGGTGGACAGACACGTCCAGCCGCCGTTGAGGTAAACGGCGCGCACTTGGTGGCGCTTCGACGCCGTGAGGGCCGCGGTCAAGTTCGTCGGTCCGGTCGCGTCGCGATACGTGACGGTGTGCCCGTTCTTGGTGCCGTCTGCCACGAACGTAAGTGCCGTGCCTTCAACGGCCGTAGCCGGTAGCGTCACGGTAGACGCGGCGGCGGTCGTCGGAACGTCGAACACAGTGCCCGTGATGGGGTTGTCGCCGATCACGAGATCGTTTGCGACGAACGCCACCGCGGCGGACTCCTGAAGCAGTCCGTCGAGCGGGCTCGATTCGAGCTTCTCGACAAGCACGCCGTACGTGCTTGACACGTCCCACACGCGACCCGCGACGCGCTTGCCGGCGGCCGTGATCGTGACCGTCTGGTCGTCCAAGAAGAAGCACAGCTTGCCCACGTCCGCGGCCAGCACGGCGTCGCCGGCGGTCGCGTTGACGTAGCGGAAGCCGACCACTTCGCGCAGCAGTCGCACGTTCACCTGCTTCTCGGCGCTCGTGGCGTCGACCTTGAAGTCGTCCGCAACGTGTCCCAAGAAGAACAGGTCAGCTTCGGCGTGCATCGGCTCGAGCTTCTGCGTCGAGAGATCCAAGCCAACGGCCGCACCGGGATAGAACACGTTGCCGGACGCGCCGGTAAAGCGCTTGTAGTTCCAGCGCTCTTCACGCGGCGAACGGCCGCGATCAGTTGCAATAGCGGTCATTTCGTCACCTTCGAAGTGCGCGACGCGAGAATCGCCTTCGCTTGATCCGGGGTCATGGTTCCGAGAACTTGGCGCGTGCCTTCAACGCCGAAAACAGGCGTCTCTTTCACAATGCCCATTTTGACATCGAGCGCGTGCGCTTCGGCGGCAGGCAGTCGGCTTCCGGTGCCGTCCGTTTGCGTCTCGCCTTGCGTAGCCTTGACGGCCGTGTCGGTAGCGGCGAGCGCGGCTTCGACCTGATTGGCGGCGGAGCGCTTCCACGTCTTGACGGCGTTCTTCACGACGCTGAGAGGCGCGGCGGCGAGCGTCGCACGAATCTCGGCCGAGAAGTCCGGACGCGAGGCGAGCAGTGCGTCGCGCTCGATCTTCGTCTTCAGCGCGGCGAGCTCCGTGCGCGTCTCGTGAAGAGATTTCGCCAGATCGACGCTTGCGGCGACGCTGGTTTCTTTCTTCTCTTCGTCAGAAGCTTCGCTCGCTTCTTTCTTCTCTTCGTCAGAAGCTTCGCTTGCTTCTTTCTTCTCCTCGTCGGACGCTTCAGAAGTTTCCTTCTCTTCGTCGTCCGCGAAATACGCCCGAAGCGCGGCCCGTGCGCGCTTTGATGCCTTCTCGTCGTCCCCGTCCGCCGTAGCGCGTAGTGCGGCGAGCGTGGCGTCGATATCGACCTTAGCCATGATTGCTCCGTCGTTGCTTGTGTCTGCCGCCGCACTAGCGGCGAGCGCCGTCACGTTGTGCGTGGCGGGGTTGTTCGTGAGCGCGGTATTGATGTACCGCGTAATAACGTTCGCTTCATCGACGCTGTACGCCGGCGAGAAGTAGCGCCACTCGGGTGGCGATTGCATGAAACCGGCGCGCACCGCGGCCGTCCACTGCACGTCGGTTGCCCAAAGTTCGGGCTCGCCGTTCGCGTCGTCGCGCGTCGCGAGACGGTGCCAGCCGACGGCTTTGCGCGCGTCGATCGGCGACGTCTGATTCAGGGACATGTGATCGACGTCGAACGAAAACAGGTTTCCGCGCACGTCTTGCTGGGCAAGCAACACGGCCGCGCTTTCGCGCGTGAATGCGTGATCGCCCTTGTCGGTGCAGTTGACTCCCGCGCGCCAAATACGGAACGCGGTCGGCACACCGTCGGCGTCGCGCTCGACACCGTCGAGCGCCGTCAAATCGAGACTGGCGTTGCTTGCGAAAATCGTCTTCAAGCGGCTTCCCGCATTTCAGAGTCGTCGACGTCGATCTCGAGATCCGGCGCGTCGACCTTCTCGTCCGGCTTGCCGTCGCCGTTCGTGTCGCCTTTCACAGGGACACCGAAGCGGGTGCACAGCGCGCCGACATCGACAGCGAGACCGTACGGCTGTAGTGCTTCGCCAAGCGTCTTGATTGCGCTTGCCACGCCAACGTGCGTTTGCGCTTCGGCGTTGCGGTCCTTCGGCGGCGTAGTGTCCCACGCCTGCACAGCGCCCTTGTCGAGCGCCGAGCGGCCGAAACGCTGCACAATGAAGCTCGGCAAGATCTGCGTGTTGACGGTGTACGAGAGCGCGTCGCCGTCTTTCTGAATCAGGTCCGAACGGATCGACTTGTGGATATCGCTGTTCTGGAATCCGGCTCCGCCGTCGGTCGTGACTTCTTGGCCGGCGACCGCGATCACGTACTCGCGTTCGCTCTTGTCGATCGTGCCGTCGAAGGACTCGTACCCGCGTCCGTTGGACTCGAGAAGCTTCACGTCGTATCCGGGTGTGAGCCCGAATACCGTGTTCACGCCCCACGCCATGACTTGGCGAAACCACGACTGCTTTTGGGACTCCGCCGCACCTTGTGGGGCGACGGCGACGCGCGCCGGATTGGCCAGCTTCGCTTCCCAATTGTCTTTATGCAGCTCCGCGTGCGTCTTCCGGATGTACGCTTTTCCGATCGCGCGCCAGAGTCCGTGTTGCCACGGCGAGACACGGCCGCCGGGAATGTGCAACACCCATTTGCCGTCGCCTGGAGTGATCGGAAGCAGTCCGGCGATCGAGCGGTAGTACCAGCGGTTTTCTGTCCAGCGGTAGGTCAGAAATTCGGGGTCGAGCCTGCACAGAACCGGATAGTCCCGGCCCTGCACGGGAAGCAGCTCCGCCACGCCGACGCCGAGCTCAAGCCCGTCCGCGGCGAGCAGCTCGAGCTCCGTCGCCGGGCACATTTCATCGAACACTGAACGGACGCTCTCGTGTCCGACTTCCAGGGCCGCAACTATTTCCGCGTCGCCGCGGAAGCGCTTCGGGAGCCGGACGAGTCCACCTGTGCGCGTCGAGAGCACGCCGGCATAGATGCCGTCGCGGCGCGCGGCGCGCATGAGCCGCGCGGCTTCGGACAGATCTCCTACGTCCGCCATGTGCTCGGCGGACTCCAAGTCCGCGAGATACCAACGGGTTTTGCTGGACGGCAGCGGCGCCAACTGCCCGCCTTGCGCTTGGCGCATGCGCGCGACCTGCTCGGCGTCCAGTGAGACGTCGTTCTCCGGAGCGCGCGTATAGGTCGAGAGACCTAGTAGGGCGCGCATGCGGTCAGCAAAACTCACAATACGATCCTAGCAAACTTTGCGGACCGTGGCAAGTTGCCACGTGGCGTTTAGCCCCGCCAAGTCGTGGCGGCCGCGTACGGGTCGAGTCCGTGCGCCGGCAAGTTGTCGTCGTCCGCAGGCAAGTCGTCGTCCGTCTTGTCGTCCGAGAGCGCGGGGGACTCCCACGCAGCAAGCGCGAGCGCGTCGTACCGGTCCGGCGAGCGTCCGAGCTTCTTCCGGATCTCGTCTTTGGGGGTCAGCTTCAGGCGATTGCGAGTTGCGATCGACTGCTTCCACTCGAGACAGTGCAGCTCGGCGGATAGCTTGACGTCTTCCGGTATCGAGCCGCCGTCGCGAAACCAGATCTCAAGATTTCCGGCAAGCGCGTCACGCATGCGGTCGTACACCATCGGGTCGCGCGGCGAACGGTCGGACGCGCGCACCGGACAACTTTCGAAGTCACCCGGGTGCCGTTCGGCGTGATTTCTTAGCTCGCTCAACAGATCGCGCCCGACGTCACCTTCGCGATCGAAGACCACGACGGGCACTTCGCGCGGCAAGCGGTGCTTGCTCAGGACTTCGAGCAGGCGAATCAAAATCTGCTCGGCGTCAAGACCGCGCGCGACCTTGAATTCGATCAACTTCAGACCACGCCGCACCGCGAAGACCGTATCGTCGCCGCTACCGGTCGGCCCGGACGGGTCGAGCCCGACGAACAGGCGTCCGGCGTCCGGCGCGTCGTGCCATCGCCGCTCCGCTTCGACGATCGTGTGCAGCGAGAAGATCTTTCCTTCTTCTTTCGTCGCGTGCTCGCCCTTCACGCGCACCTTGTACTGCGCGCTGTCTACGCCCCACTCGTCTTTCTTCTCGTCGATCCACTCGCGCGTCGCGAGACCGGGAATCACATCCCGACCTTCGATCACGTTCGGCGTTTCTTCGCTCGAAATCGTAAGCGTCTTGTACAGATGTTTTTTCGAGTGGAACGCCTCGAAGTGTTCGCCTTCGTTCCGCGTGGGGTTCGAGAACATCACGAGCCGCGCACCGCCGGCGCGATTGCCTTCGATTGCTTCGAAGATCGCGTCGTCGATACCGCTCGCTTCGTCGGGAATGTACAGCAAGTTCGCGCCGGAAATGCCGGCGACGGCTTCCGCTTCGCGCGCCGTGAAGCCGACGATCTCGCGGAAGTCTGGACTCTTCAGTCCTGTGCGAGCTAGCTCGCCTTGCTCGCCTTCAATGATTGTCGAGTGCGGGCACGGCACCTGCTCGACGCCATCGCGCTTACACGGCACACAGCGGCCGGCGCGCGCTTTCACCATGCGGAGCTCTCGCCACAGGATTTGATCTACCTGTCGCGACGTC